GCAGGTTGTTTACCTGATAGTTCTGAATGGGATAATGTTTGGAATAACAATGTTCGCTTTGCTACCATGTGTGAAAAAACACATACAAAATTTGACGGTGTTGATTACTACTGGAAGGAAATTGACACAAGTGATGACGATACTTGGATAGTATTTCCGTGGGAATACGATGAATGATAGTTGATTGGAGTCTAAGCGACCTAAAAGAAGGTGTAAGCAAAATTGGTTTGGCTGAAAGTGATCCTCGAATGGACGGATTTGTTACTTGGGGATGCAAACAAGACCTATACCAGTTATTATGGCATGTCGAAGATACACTAGATAAATGTAGTACATATGCCGATGAAGATATCTTTGTAAGAGACAGAGAAAAACAGCAAACTATAAAAGCATTAAAAGGAGATTAAGATGCAAGAACAATTAGTAAAAGCAGCACGTATGCATGCCGAAGGCGAGCTTGAAAGAGCAAAAACAAACATCTTGGTATACATGAATCACAGTGTAGGTATTGGTGAACACAGTGACATTGTAGAAGCTATTCAAGAAGAACTTGATAAAATGGCTGCTGCAACAGATCGTATTGAAATGTTAAACGTACATTTTAGTTGACAAATTGCCTAAATAATGTTACTATAAACAATGTAGACATCCTCGTCTATAACTCGGAGAAATAAATGAGCAAAGTAAAACAACTAAAAGCCCGTTTGCAAGATGCAAACATTCGCTACTGGGCTGGCGACAATATCAGCAAAGTAATGCAAGCTGGTGACAAAGAAGAACTTATTAATGATGCTACTATAGCATTTGAAGGTGTACTGGATGCACTATTAATTGATAGACACAACGATCCTAACTCACAAGGTACCGCAAGGCGTCTTGCTAAGATGTACTACAATGAGATTATGGCAGGACGTTATGATCCAGCGCCAAGTGCAACAGCATTTCCAAACGACAGCGATGACCGCTATGAAGGTATGCTAGTAGTACGTAGTGAATTAAAAAGTGTTTGTTCACACCATCATCAGCCAGTAGCAGGTGTAGCGTACATTGGTATTATTGCCGCAGACAAACTAATCGGTCTAAGCAAGTACACACGTATTGCACAGTGGTGTGCTAGACGTGGAACACTACAAGAAGAACTTGCGAATGATATTGCACGTGAAATACAAAAAGTAACTGATGTAGAACACTTAGGTGTTTATATTCAAGCAACACACGGTTGTTGTGAGAATAGAGGTATTATGGCAACTAGTAGTCTTACACAAACAACTGTGCTACGTGGTGCATTTAAAGATGATGCAGGTACAAAGAAAGAGTTCTTTGACAACATTAAATTACAACAACAGTTTGCATGTGGAAAGTAAATTATGAAACTTAGATATTCAGAAGCATTCTATAGTGTACAAGGCGAAGGCAAGTTTGTAGGAGTACCCAGTGTATTCCTACGCACCTTCGGTTGTAACTTCCGTTGTATGAACTTTGGCTTAAAAAATGAACCAATGCGTGATGTAAAACAGAAACAAGGTATTATTCACAATGCCGAAGTACAAGGATTACTTGACGCAGGTGTGCATGAAACAACTAAAGAGTTTACAGACTTACCTATTATCCACACAGGTTGCGATACATATGCAAGTATCTATCCAGAATTTAAACACTTTAATAAACAAGCAACTGTAGACGAAGTAGTTGAGCATTTGCTTTCACTTACTCCTAACGGTAAGTGGGTACAGGATAATGGTCAAGATGTACACTTGATCATGACAGGCGGTGAGCCGTTGTTAGCGTGGCAACGGCTTTACGTAGAGCTGTTTGAACATCCACGTATGCAAGATTTAAGGAACATCACATTTGAAACAAATACTACACAACATTTACACGACGATCTCTACAACTATCTCAACGACAGTGACAGACTTACAGTCACTTGGAGTTGTTCCCCAAAACTTAGTGTCTCAGGAGAACCTTGGGAAACTGCTATCAAGCCTGATGTTGCTAGTGAGTATCAGTGTGTTACTAACAGCGAACTTTATCTTAAGTTTGTTGTGGCTACTGAAGACGACTTTGCAGAAGTTAAAAGAGCTGTGGACGCTTACAGAAGTGCCGGGGTGGAATGTCCGGTATATCTTATGCCAATGGGCGGACGCAGTGAAGAGTATTCCCTCAATGTTAAAGACGTGGCGGAAGCGTGTATGGCAGAAGGATGGAGATTCACTCCAAGACTCCACATTAGCTTATTCGGAAATGCCTGGGGAACTTAGGGAGTATAAAAACGCACAGCACGAAAAGGCTATGAAAGCGCCTATCGATCAAGATGAACTTAGAAAGGCAGGTTTATAATGAAGAAATGGTTAAAAAACATAACAGGTATTACTGCTAAAGAAAAAGCACTTGAGGATAAAGAACTTGAGGTTGTTAAAGTAAAAGATCCTAAGGCTTATGCTACACGCAAAAAAGAGCCTTGGGTAAATGTACTTGATATGCAAGTAAATGGAGATAATATTCGTAATGGGTTTTTTGAACTTGACTGGAACAAATACTTTATTCAAGAACTAATCGAAAACGGCTATGGTGAAGAATCAGATCCTGAAGAAGAAATTGTTGATCGCTGGTTCAGAGATATTGTGTACAACATGCTACAAGAAGAAGCAGTTGATTCTAAAGTAAACACTGGATACATTAACGTAGTACCGATTGACAAAGGCAAAAGCGAAGTATCATGAAAGTACGTATAGGTCCATATCGTAAGAACAGAGCAGAGCGAATTGAGATAGAGCCGTTTGACACTTGGAGTATGGATTGCACACTTGCTATGATTATTCACCCTATGCTAGTACAACTAAAAGAAACAACGCATGGATACCCTAACCAACTTACAGAAGAACGTTGGAATGAAATACTAGACGAAATGATTTGGGCCTTTGAGCAAAAGTGCAAAGATGATTGGCAAGATGATTATTATGGCAACTATGTTGAAGATCCAAAGAATGGACCGATGGCTGGTAGTTTTGAATGGATTGACCATGACGGTATGAGAAAACACCAAGAACGTATGACAGCTGGATTTAAATTGTTTGGAGAATACTATGAAAACCTTTGGGATTAAAGGTTGACTAATCGTATATAATCGTATATAATCGTATATGTAAACAACAATAGGTAAACTAATGGCAACTTATATTCTAGTAGACACTGCTAACACGTTCTTTCGTGCAAGGCATGTAGTGCGTGGCGATATTGACACTAAAGTCGGTATGGCCTTTCATATTACACTTAGTGGTGTTAAAAAAGCATGGCAAGACTTTGATGCAGATCATGTTGTATTTTGTCTAGAAGGACGCAGCTGGCGCAAGGACTATTATGAACCTTACAAGCGTAATAGACAAGTAGCTCGTGATGCACTTACTCCTAGTCAGCAAGAAGAAGATACAGTGTTTTGGGAATGTTTTGATGAGTTTAAGGACTTTATTACAAACAAGACTAACTGTACTGTTATGCGACATCCTCAGCTAGAAGCAGATGATCTTATTGCAGGTTGGGTACAATCACACCCTAATGATAATCATGTTATTATTAGTACCGATGGCGACTTTGCACAACTTATTGCACCTAATGTACAACAGTACAATGGTGTTAGCAATACTATTATTACACACGAAGGATACTTCGACGATAAGAAACGTGAGCCTGTTATTGATAAGAAAACAAAAGAACCTAAGCCTGCACCCGAGCCCGACTTTATGTTGTTTGAAAAGTGTATGCGTGGCGACACTAGTGACAATGTGTTTAGTGCATACCCTGGTGTACGCAAGAAAGGCACTAAGAATAAAGTAGGATTGTTAGAAGCATTTGCCGATAAAGATACTAAAGGCTATAACTGGAATAACATGATGTTGCAACGCTGGACCGATCATGAAGGTGTAGAACATCGTGTACTAGATGACTACAATCGCAATGTTGTACTATGTGACTTGACTGCACAACCTGCAGAAATTAGAGAGATAATTAATAGTACTATCAAAGAAAATGCAACACCTAAAACAGTACAGCAAGTAGGTATGCGTCTTATGAAGTTTTGTGCTAAATGGGATATGCAACGTATTGCAGACCAAGCACAGGCATATGCAACACCCTTACAAGCGAGGTATACAAATGACAATTAATGCTAAACCAATTCTACAGGACAAGTTTTGGATTGTTGAAGAAGCAGGTGAAAAAGTTGGAACACTTAGTAAAAACGATGACGGATTTATTTTTAGTAATAAAGGCAAAATTACCTTTCACACTGATGAATCAGACCTAACTAAAAAGTTTGGGCCTAGTTTTTTAACTGCAAAAGTTATTGCACCTGAAGAGCAAAAGGACTTTTCGGTGCATGGATTTCCTACACGCACAACACCATACAACAGTATGTTTGATATACAAAACAAACTTCCGTTGTTTACAAAAAGTGAAAAGAGTCGCAGTGTGTATTGTGCTGGTTATTATCTAATTAAGTTTAACGTAAACTGGCTTAAAAGTTTTTGTCCAAAGCAAGTTACAGTTGAGCGCAATGAATATATGGGTCCTTATAAGACTGAAATTGAAATGAAACTGGCTCTAAGCAATGTCAAACGAACCACTTAATACTGCTCCATTACAACAGTTTATCAAACAAGTTCAGGCTGCTGAAAACAGTCGTGCCAAAGAAGTTCGTATGGATATTGCACAAGCAAAAAATCTAGCATTTGCACTTGGTATTGTTATGTCTCGTATGCACGGAGACTTAGAAAAATTTGTAAAAGAAAATGCTAGTGGGGCGTCAGATGACATCATAAAAGTAGAAATAGGCAGTGGTGGCGAATGGAAATAGACATTTAAAATGATAAATATATGCGTATATAACTAAAGGATACGCATATGAGTAGACCAGCACCAAATATATTAATGGAATTTGTAGACGGTAAAACTTACAAGAGTGAGCAGGTACTCGATGCTGAAGCTATCTGGGCAGTATTCTATAAAGACAAACCATTTAACTTAAAGTCACAAAACAAATTAACAAATTATCCCGGACCTAAGTATAAGAAAACAAGTTTTTCAAATCCAGGACATGCAATTAATCTTTCTAAAAAACTAAACATAATGTTTAAGACTAACGACTTTGCTGTATTTAAATTAACAGCAGGCGAAAAAGTTACAGATGAATAAAACAGTATATACAAAACTTTTTTTAAAACAACTTAACCTGGCAATTAGTAAAGAGAACATAGCTCAGTACTTTCCAACATGGTGGAAGAACACTAGAGAAAAGGAAGTAGGCGGACTTCGTTTAACCGAAGAAGGGTTTGATATGCTTTCTAAAATTGATCTAGCAACATATAGAATACTGTATCCACCAGATATGCCGATTACCACACAGGTAATTATATTTTTAGATCAGTTTATTGACTGTCCGTATTACCTTGATAACACTGCTATACATGTAACCAACGAGAAAAAAGCAGTTGAACTTACACTGTTTAGTGGAGATCTTCGTAAGTATGGTATAACAAAAGCCATGAAAAGATCAGAAAATTTGCCAAGTAGAGGTTGACAATCATCAATTCCAATGTTATATTAGTTTATAGGCACTGATTAACATGAGAGGAATACAGCATGTCAGATTTAAGAACAGTTTCGCCAAACAAGGCAAAAGCAAGTTTGCGCCGGGCAATGCGCAAAAAACGTCCTATCTTTATTTGGGGTCCTCCAGGTATTGGTAAGTCAGATATTGTAGGGCAAGTTACAGATAGTTTTACTAACTCGCATTTGATTGACATTCGTCTTTCATTGTGGGAACCAACAGATATTAAAGGCATTCCTTACTTTGATTCAACACAAGGTAAGATGGTGTGGGCACCACCTATGGAATTGCCAGATGAAGAAATGGCATCCAAGTACGATCATATTACATTGTTCTTAGATGAAATGAATTCTGCGGCGCCAGCTGTACAAGCGGCTGCTTATCAATTAACACTTAATCGTCGTATTGGTGAATACAAATTACCAGACAACGTTGTAATTGTTGCCGCAGGTAACCGTGA